AGAAAACCAATGAACTTCTCACCACCTTTCAAGGGGGTGTGTTCGTTGGCGAACTTGCTCAGACTATCCGTCAAATACGACATCCAGCCGAAGCGCTGCGTCGCGGGTTCTCCAATTATCTTAGGGACGTTTACAAACGTGGCCGAAAGCTTAGGAGAGCACGCGATATGCATCGAATGGTGACGGGAACATACCTGGAGTATACTTTCGGTTGGCAGCCGTTAGTGAATGATTTAGATGCCGGCGCTGAAATCCTCGCTGAATTGATTACCGATACTCGAAACCGTGATGTTAAAACCATCAAGGTCGCGGGGTCGGATCATCAGGCTAAGGAAGACAGTGATTGGGCGTCTATCATCTCTAACAGTTCGCCGTGTGTGGTGGAAGCCCGCGGGATGCGGACTCACACCTCTACCGTGAAGTACCTGGCGTGTTACCTTCTGGAGCCGTCTACACGTAAAAGCGTGATGACAAAGATTGGCCTTAATCTAGCCAATTTTGTTCCCACTTTATGGGAACTAGTGCCCTGGAGTTTTGTCGTAGACTATTTCACCAATATTGGTGATTGTCTTACCGGACTGGCAAACTGTTCAGCTCACCCTTCTTGGGTGATGAAGTGGAATATAGTGGAAGACGTATATGAAGTTAAAAACTTCAGAATGCGTACCCCGCTAGACCCCGCTAATACAGTGAGTCAGTCGTTGAAGCCTGGCTATTTTTCCTCTAATACGCGTTCCATTAGTAGGAATGCCTACATCGGGTCCCTCTTGCCTCCTTTGAGGTTTGAGATTCCTGGTGAAAGCTCCCGAAAATGGATTAACCTGGCTGCACTTGGTGTGCAGTTGGCGCTGACTAGAGGTGTAACAACCAAGCCCGAGCGTTTAAGGTTGACCCTTTTGAGAAAAGGGACTTTCTAACGCTTCTTAGGGCTACTTTTGGAGTCTATATGACGTTCGTTTCCGATCTCTCGGTCACTGGAGGCCTGCAAACAGGCTTCACCACGCCAGGGTATACTCTGGTTGCGGACAAAGCACCTAATGCCTATAGTACCCAATACGCCGTAACGGCGTTGACGGGAACCCAGACAGGAGTGCGAGTCCATTCGGCCAGTGACCCGTTTACGGTAACTATGGAGCGACCAGCGTCTTTCAAGACGCCGGGTACTCCAAATCCGTCGACGGGTTATCTAGGCAATGTGCAGCGTAACGTTTACACGTTTCGTGTCCGGAAGGGTGTTCTTCCCCTTGTCGGTCAGAGTGCGCAAACCATGCAAATGGAGATGAAGATCTCCATCCCTGCAGGGGGCGACTCAGCGGACAGTGCGAACATTCGCGCGGCACTCAGTCTGTTAATCGGCCAGCTTAACGAAGCTTCAGCCGGTATTGGCGACACCTTGGTTACGGGGGTTCTCTAACCTCGAACCGTTTTTACTTCCTTAATTAGGAGTCTTTTATGGTCCAGTTAGAACTTCCGTATGATCAACAAACGAACCTCGAAGCGAACGCTATCGACAGCAAGTGGCCCGTCAAGACTTTCTTTGAGCCGGTTACTCACCGTATCAAAGTCAAGCCTGGCCGTGCCTATGCTGAAGCTAGTTATTACCTTTTGGTTAGTAGTGTTGGTAGTGTGGTACACCATTGGTTGCTCATTAGCAAACAACTGTACCCCTACGAACCTGACCAGTTTACTCTCTCTCTTGGATCATATCTTCAATCTGAAGATAATCCTGAGGGGGTGAGCTTGGACGAGTTCGAAGACGCCCAGGGAGCAGTACGCTTCCTGAATGTGATGGCACTAGAACATGGGTTTGGCTGTCATACGTCCCACCGGGGTGATGAAATCACCCTTAACGGCAAGACGACAACAGTCATTCACTATGTTAATGTAACCATCGAGGACTTCGAGACGGCCAGAAGTGGTGTTAAATGGCACCACCGCCGTTTCGTTAGAGTCTGACTGAGTCGCTAACATTTCCTAGGAGAATACTCATGGTTCCAGTCGATCCTGAGACGCTCTTTCTAGACCTGCAGGAGGACCTTGTGGATGCGGTACCGGGTTTCGACCCGGTACCAAGTCCCTTTATGTCTAGATCAAGGTACGCTGCCGCCGCGTTGGCTAAATCATTCTTGAAGAAATTCGAGGATATTCCTGCTGATGCAGCGGATGCTGCTGCGATTGAGGATTTCCTACACACCAATGGTGCGGTAGGTAATTGGACACTGAAGTTGGAGTCTACACTAGACGAACTGCTGGTGGGCGAGTTTTGCCAACTCGTTCATCAGTTTGTTGAACCGGGAAACCGGTTCCCACTCTTCTCCACCTTTGAAGCGATTCTTGATCGCGCAAGGATGGGGCCAGGGTCTAGTATTGGGGCCGAAGGAGAGGACTTCTATACGAAGCTCTTCAGCTCACCCCTTACTTGTACTTCAGAGGGCCTCTATCTCGCTTATGCGAACTACGTAAGCCAATCCGGCACCTGGGCCAATGCAGAGTTGCATAGGGTACAGCGCTATGGAGAAGCTCGAATAGTTGCAGGTAACAGGCTTTCCTGTGTTCCGAAGAACGTCGACATTTCACGTACGATTTGCACCGAACCTTCGCTGAACATGTTTTATCAGCTGGGGCTAGGTGAGTTGCTTGTTGATCGGTTACAATCCTTTTTCGGGATCGACCTTTCAATTCAGCAATCTCGTAATCGTGATCTTGCTCGAATCGGTTCCTTTGATTTAAAGGTAAACCGTAACCCACCAGAAGATGGTTTGGTTACGATAGACCTGTCGAAGGCGTCCGATTCTATCGGTCTTAAGATGCTCGAGAAGACTTTTCCTCGCGATTTTCTCGCGTGGTTGAGGCTTCTCAGGTGTCGAGAGACCGAAATGCCAGATGGCAGCAAGGTGCAACTGAACATGGTTTCTACGATGGGGAATGGTTTTACATTCCCGTTGCAGACCATGATCTTTTGCTGTGTTGTCGAGGCGGCCAACAAGGTATGTGAATACCCTGCTGAACGTGGGTCTTGGGGTGTTAATGGCGATGACATTATTTGCGGCAAATTTGTCGCCCGTAATGTTTGTCGTCTACTAACACTTCTCGGATTCACGGTCAACGCTTCGAAGTCCTTCTTTGAGGGACCGTTCCGCGAGTCGTGTGGGGCAGACTTCTTTCAAGGTTTGCCCGTCCGAGGCGTTTACGTTAAAACCCTCCGACAGCCACATAGCCGCTATGCCGTTATTAACCAGCTAAACCTATGGCAGGTGAGACAAGGAATAAACCTTCCTCGCGCTACCAAAAGGCTCGTTGACTCAGTTAAGTACCTTCCGGTACCACTCTGGGAGAACGATGATGCTGGTATTAGGGTACCATTCCGTTTAGTCAAAGACATGCGCGTGCATAAGGAGCTCCAAAGCGTTATTTACAAACGCTGGGTTCCTCGTCCACGTTACATGTGCATTGGCGACAACGGCGTGATATCTTATCCGCGATTTGCGAAACCTCGGGTTTACAACCCTTCAGGTCTCATGATCGCGTTCTTAAACGGCA